TATTAAAATTTATAATTGTTTGTAGTTTGTCTTTTGCGTTTGTTAATTTTTCAACTAAATTATCCATTTCTTCTGTATGTTGTGGATGTTCTCCAATACCAACTGAGCTACTGAAATAAATGTATAATCTTGCTTCAGAATCTGATATCTCAGCCTCGTATTTTTTTATTAAAGCTGTTTTTAATTTTTCTGCGATAAATGGTTTCATAGTGTTTTTTTTTATAAAATATAAACAAAAAAACGGGAACAATAAACTGCTCCCGTCAGATTTTTTTTTAATAATTTATTTAGAAAGGTAACTCTCCGTCAGCTTCGTCATTTAATTGTGGGTCAACAATTTTGGTTGTTTTACTCCCGCCAATAGATGTGGTCAATTCATCATTATTTGAATATACATATCCACCTTTTTCAGTATCCCATTTTGGAGTTTCTCCACGAGCAATCGCTTCAAGATAGTCAACAGGTTTTTTAGAATATACATCTAACCAAGTCATCTCGTCATTAATCCAAACATTAGCTTGAGCTTTGTCTTCGTGAACAGGAGCTGGGTCATCGTACATGATTGTAGAGATACTTGTATACTCTTTACCCGCAGGTGTCTTAGATTTACTTAATTCGATAACAAGGTCACGTCCTTTTTCAGGGTCAGTGATATCGCCTTTGTTTCTCCAAATTGGAATGATTTTATCTAAGATGCCATCATTCTTATAGTTGTGTTTAAATCTCCAAAATTTAACACCGTCTTCTTCGTGGTCTCTATCAATCACTTTAACGATGTAGAACTTACGAGACTTGTATTGTTTTGCCAATTCTTTGTCTGATTCTTTACCTGTAGACATCAACTCTTCGTAAACCTCATTCAAAGGTGAACGTTCGTTATCATTCTTTCCTGGGTCAAAGAATTTGTTCCATTGTCCACCAACTTGAATTTCGTGGTACCATGCTTCTTTGAATGGTGAAGAACCATCTGGTGTTGGTAGGATACGTACTCTACGTTGTCCTGATTTCTCTTTGTCAGAAAGGATACAAGCGAAATACTTTTTCATTCTTTCGTCTTGCGACATTTTGCTTTGGGCCCCGCCCCCTTGTTGTGCTTTTTCGTACTGTGCCAATACGGCGTCTAATGAACTCATCATGTTTTTATATATTTAAATTTAATTTGTGTTATAAATATAATAAAATTCTATTGATTTGTCAAATAAAAAAGGTCACTTTTTGAGTGACCTTCCATTTTATTTTATTTTAAGATTATTTGTATTTAAACTTGTCATTAATATCATTTGATTTGTTTCGAAAAGAATCTTGAATGTCATTAACATTAATGTCGGTTACATCATCAGAAGTTAAAACATATTCATTTTTTCCTGTTTTTTCCATCTCATCAGTTTTATCATCAAAGAATTGTGATAATTTTTGGTTGAATGGATATGAGTCATAACTTCTTAGTTCCAATTTTTCTTGTGGAGTTTTTTCTCTGTATTTCTCAATTTTATTTTCAAGAGCATTTAACTTGTTCATAATTGCATCCATCTCACCTAATCTTGATTCCAATTTACCTAATTGTCCAAATAAGTTGTCAAAATAATCATCTTGTTTTGACTGAATATCTTTTTGAGCGGTAACTAAATCAGTAATATCAAGTTCTTCACTACCCTCACTATCTTTATCTTTTTCTTCTGATTCTCCCTCGTCATCAATTTTTTCAACGTCAGGGTCATTTTCAACATCAATTGGTTCGGCGGGTGCCTCGGCGGGTGCCTCACCTGCTGCTGGTGGAGGTGGAGCTTCCCCTTCAGGAGGTAACGCTGCGTCAACAGGCGGTGGAACCGCTTCTTGTTCCAAAATATAATTATTGATACTTCTGTATCGTTGAATTTCTCTTAATATCTTTTTATCTATACTCATTATATTATCCGTTTAATAATTGTTTTATACCTTTAGATGTTTCAACTCTAACTTTTCTATTGGCGGTTGTTTGGTGTCCGGCTCTTTCAATAAGACCATCTTTTTCTCTTACGGTATAACAATCTCCCGTATCTAAATCACAAACTTGTTTAGTTCCGTCTCCGTTATCTTCTTGTGAAAATCTTGTAGATTTACCAAGGTAGTTGTCTAATGTTGTTTTAATGTCCATAATTATCTTTATATATAAATATATCGTTATTTGTTAAATTATAATTGTATATTCAGTTTGAAAGTGTAAGTTGATAGTTGACCAGACACTAAAGACCTAGCAAATAATGTAAAGTCACAAATAATATTACAATTTGATGGTGGTGTTTGCCAATTAGTAGTAATGACACTTAATATGTTGGCTTGATTCATATAGAAGTTATTTGAAGTTAAGTAAGTATCGCCTAAACCAATAATATTACTTTCATATACGGTAGATGTTATTGTTGAATCATTCACGACGTTTTCTTGAGTAACCTTAAATCTCATGTTAGGATAATTGTTAGTAGGTAAGAAAGTATAAGTACCAATAAGAACAGGATTAATATCAACATTAACTGACGCATTTCCAATAAATGTAACACCATTTTGAGTTTGTCCAATCATAGGTATCGGACCAGTTTGTTGTGAATTTGTATTAACATTTGACGGAAGATTTGGTGCAACTGTTGGTGGTGCGGCAGATGTTTGTAATGGATTATATGTAAAGATTGTAGTACTTGTTCCAATACCATGAACACCACTTAATGTAATTGTATTATCTTGAGGTATTGGTGTATTACTAAATGGAATTAATACCACAATATTCACACCACTATTAATAGTAATTCCAGTTGTAGTTGTTACATTATTTATTGTCACAGCGGTTACCGTACCTAAATCAGTACCTGTAATATTCAATATTGTTCCAGTAACACCCGTTAATGGTGAAAATGATGTGATAGTTGGTGGAAAACAAGTTGGTAGTGGTAATGTTGTTGTATTAAGATTATTAGTTGTATTTGTTGTATTAGGGTTTACAATTTGTTGGGTTTGACGCTTAACCGCATCATATGCTTTTTTTACAGATTCAAAATCTAATTGTACTAGTATTGCTGATTTGTAAGCATCTTCAAAAGTATCATATAATTTTGTAAACTCATCTTGATTTTCGTCAAAATAAGATTCTGGAATGTTTTGGTTTTCTGCCGTTGGTGGTTTCCAATAACAAACGTAGTATTTTAAAAGACCTAAAGGAGCATTACCGTTTTCTCCATAATAAATTCTTTTAATATTTGGTGTTAATCTTGCAACCATAAAATCTAAAAATTTATCAAGATTTGTAAAATTAGCAATAGGTTGTGAGACTAATCCCCCTAAGGAATTAGGAATTTTAACACAAGATGATTGTTTTTGAACAAAATAAATAGAACTAGCCCCCCAATTTGTACTTAATGGAACATTTGCAAAATTATTATTATACCCATAAAATTTATCTTTATTAAAAGTTAAGACATAACATAACAAATAAATTGTAGTTTGTAACTCAGTATTAGTTACTTTGGCGGTTATTGCGTTTGCAAACTGTAAAGGTGATAATCCTGTTGTTATAGATTCAACAAAATCACCCCAAGTTACATAATTATCACTTAAATTATTAGTACAAGAATTTGCTGCCGCAGCAACATTATCACCATTTTGAGACAACAATGCCGTTTTATTAATGTTAGTTAATGGTTTATCTGGAACGTTATCTTTATTTGTTAAAATAATACTTTCAATTTGGGTTAAAAGATTTTGATTAATACTTTGTAAAAAGTTGTCAATTGAAGGTAAATCAAAAACTCCTTGTCTAACTCCGGTAAATGCTGTAATAAATTCTCCCGAACCAATAGTATGAGTAACATCAGTAATTAAGTAAGGTCCATTAAACATTGGAACATGTCTAAGATTAAAATACATTGTTGGTTGTAATAATGCATTTCCCAAACAAACAACTTGGCATTGGTAACTTCTTTGTTTATATAAATTATATAAACCATTATTTTGAGTTGCAACAGTTTTACCATTTGCTTGGTTAACCATGTTCAACTGAGTTTGAATTGTTTCTGAAGTTGCTTTACCACTATCCATAGAAACATTAAAAGAATAAAATATATTTTGATTTCTTGTTCCAATGTCAACATTAAATCCAACACATTTATTTGACAGTGCCCAATCCTTTTTACCAACTTGATTTTCAATTAACGGGTTATTTGCCCGTTTTAAATCAAAAGCATCGTCTCTAAATCTAGAATTACCTTTTGGTAAATCTAAATAAGCTGAGGGGAGTCCGGCATAAAAACAAACTAATTTTGGACCTGATTTTCTATAATCAACATCTAAAAACGTTCCCCACATATTATCGGCAAACTCTAAAGAACCTTCAGCACTTTGAGATATTGTAGTCCCGTCCGCATCTTGTACATTATAAAAATTAACATATGCTGGCAATGGCATTACATTAAATTTATTCTTAATTAATATTCCACTAAGAAATGTGAATACACTCATTTCCATATTAATAGAACTCTCTTTTAAAGTATTTTTTAAATCAAAAATATCAACAAGAATAATATCACCAACATTTCTTGATGCTCTATCCAAAAATAAAAAATCTTCAAATAAAGTTTTATTTGTAAAATCTCCACCAGCAATCCATTTATCATTTAAAG